AAATCTTTAGCGAAAAATTTACCTAAAATATTATCGTTGAAATATTCAACTGGGTGTTCTAGTACACCATAGTGAAATAGATATTTGCACTCATAATATGTTAATAATTTTTTACTAGTAGCGGTTGTTATTATTTCACGTTTAAATTCTTCGTGTTTATTTTCCTTTAATAAACCTAATATTGGTTTAGCAGAACCGTAGTAAGTTTTCCAATCAGATTCCTTTAAAACGGTTTTAGTGGCCGATTTACGCCCAGGGCCTGACTGCTCTGCTAATTCTTTTTTAGTAAGTTTTTTCTTGATGTTATGGTAAAGTGATTTTTTACCTATATAAGATATCCCACTTGGTATATGAGTAGTCATATAAATGAAACCAAATGTATTTTCAGGAAAATCTTCTATTTTTTCTATAACTTTATTTTTGTATAACCACATTACATATCTAAATTAATCAATATTGTTGTATCTGTTGTTGGTGAACCAGGAACTGGTTGCGCTAGTTTACCTATTGCTAATAAATTTTGTTGTTCATCATATAAACCTACTGTTGTAATATAAGGTGAAAAATATGATTCTGTTACATATCCATAAACACTACCTGATGAATCATTTTTAATTGTACTTGGATTTAATGTAAAATTGTATTCATTTTCTCTAATAGTACATTTATATTGTTTTTCAAAAATTGTATATGAACTTGAGAATGAACAAGTAAAATTATTTGTAGTAGTAAAACCATTAATTAATGTATTTAAATTAAGTGGTAAAGTTGATGTTCCATAAACATAACTAGTACCATATTTTGCAGCTGCATAATTTGATGAAAGAAAAGTAGGTGGGTTTACTGTAGCAACAGATGCAGAATCAAATAATCCCTTATTTCCAGTTAACGTTATAATACCATGAGTATAAATAATATTACCCATCATTAAAGAGCCAGACATTAAATTACCTTCACCATCATCATAAAAATCATATCCATCAAAACTCATTTTGAATGAATGTGGATTAATATATTCTCCAAATGTAGTCATAGGAATAGATAATACTCCAATTAAACTACCTGTTTGTGTAGGAAAATATCTAGGATAAGTTAATGTTGTTTGTAAATAATTATAATATGCTTGATTGCTAGCGGAACCAACATATCTATCACCATCAGTATCTCTACCAGGAACTAAAATAGGTCTACTTACTGGATCTCCGTATGGTGAAGTTAAGTAGTCTGAGTAGTATAGTTGTTTTATAGAGTCATAGATTAATCTTTGGTATTGTTGATTTTTTACTACATCATTTGTTCCAAGTTGAAAATATGAAGTTGTACTACCTGATGAAAAATAATTATAATTATTTATATAACCTGTAGTTTTAGTATTTAATTTTAATAATGTAGTTGCAGGATTAGAAGATGTTATATTATATATTCCTGAGTAGTATGAGGAAGAAGCATTAATATGTTGTGATACTCTATTAACAGTTACAGAACTAATAGATGCTGTTGGAATATATATAATATTATAACTATTAAGAGGTAAAGAATTACTACTAGTAGCTATAAAAATAGTATTATTTATAACAAATGAACTTGATCCAACTGAGGCTGCTTCATTATGAAAAAAACCTAAATCAATATTTAAAGAAGCTGTCGTTCCAGGAGTTACAACAGTATAATCTCCAGTATATGGATCTTTTTTAGGATCAAAATTAAATTGATATATGTTATTCCCTAAAAATCTACCTACAGAAGCTGTAACAAGTGAAGAACTACCTTGAAAAGTAAATTCTTTATGTACCTTAAGAGGTGTAGTTATTAAGTCTGAAGCTAGAAATTGTTTGTAAGCACCCATTCATTTTAGAAATCTAATTTAACTCTTACTAATGCTTCTTTTGTAAAATCTTTTAGTAAAGGTCTTGATAATTTAGCTACTGCTAATAACTCATTATTATCGTTGTATAATCCAATTGTTGTAGGATATGTTTGAGGATTATTAATAAATGAATTATAAATTACTTCACCAGTACTTCCTGAAATAAAACTTGGATTTTCTGAGTAATTAAATTCTGCGTTTCTTGCTCTTACAAAAATATAATCTGACGAGATTGTTTCTTGGCTATTTGCTGTGTAATTGGCTCCTAAACTGATAGCGTTAAATAAACGTTGATAATTTAAACCATCATTATTGCTAACTTTATTAGAAGTTACATTAATTGAAGAACTAATAGCTGCGGGGTGTAGTAAAAGTGTTCCAATATCGGGCAAAAACCAACCATATGAACCACTAGCTAAACTATATCCATTAGTATTAACTCCTGGGTATATTGTACCTGCTGAGCCACTTACTAATTGAAATACCCTACCAGCATCGTTAAAAGTAATAGAACTAACATAATTACTATTATCTGTTAAACTTAATTTACCACCACTTCCTGATAAAATTAATGTCATAGTACCTGGTAATAAAGATTCTTTATAGCGATTTCTATCAATGGATATCACCCAAAAATCATCTGATGATATGCCACCAAAAACAAAATTAGAATTTTCATCTCCTAATACTAAGTTTCTATATTGACCATAAGTTGTTCTTGTAGGTGAAGCTCCAGGAACTGCTAGATTATACAAATTACTACCGCTACCTTGTTTATTACCATAAGCAATAGCAAATTGAACTTCTGCAGCAGCATCAAGTGAGGCAGTTTGATAAACATTTAAATAAAAATCTCCAGAAGATCCAGCTTCTTGAACAGATGAAGAATAAAATTTAGTTAATGTTGGATTTCCACCTGTCCATAATGGACCAGTTACCGAGTCAGAACTTACTACAAAATCTTCAGGGGCTAAGCGATTAAATGCCATATTTTTATATAATTATTTTTTAAGATATTTTTGTTACAGTGATAGGAATTGTTAAACGAGCTCCACTATCTCTACCTTCAACAGTTAATGTTGCTTGTAATTGAGTATTTGAACCAAATAATGTATTTACAGTAGTTGCTCTTAAATTAATTGTTGTACCAACAACAGTTTTAGAAACACTTGTTCCTAATGTAGTTGTACTATTTAATGCTTGAGCTTGAGGTGTATTAATACCTACTCCTTCAAATGTATTCATTAAACGAACGTCTGATATAGTTGCTGTATAACCAGATGTTTCATAAGTATTTCCACCAAAATAATTTAATGTTTGAGGTGTAATAGCAAGTGAAGCACCTTGTTTAATTACAATAGCAGAATATCCTAAATCAAGGATAGGCATTTTAGCTGTACCACGAGGAAGTGTTACTAATTTATATTTCATAATTTGTGTTTCCTCAGGAAATGCTTCTAATAAAGGCATATTAACAATTGCTTCACCATAATATGCTGAGCCTGATGGGTGGTTTGGGTTATACATTGTATAATCCACTTCATCATCAGATAAAGCAAATTGAGTAATTCTAAATGAACCATCATTTTTTGCTAACAATTGTCTTCCTTTTGTTGTTAGAATCGCGTCTACTGTTACAACCGCGTTATTTAAATATCCCATTTGTTATTAAGTATTTTGTTATAAATATTATGAATTTATAGTTTATATTAAAGTTCTTTCTCTTAAAGAAACAATTATTTTATCAAAGTTTTGTTTTAATTCATCTGTAGCATATTCTGGAAGTAAATATCCAATTCCATTAATTAATGGAGTATCTAATATTACATAGTTTGGATTTGGTTGAAAACGTCTAATTAAAAATGAATTTAAATCTGTTCCTTCTGAAATATTATTATCTAATGTTAAAACTAAACTTTGACCTATACCTGTTAAATTAGATATAGTACCAATAAAGTTATTAGAATATATATAAATTTGAGTTTGATCATGTTGATCTCGTTGAAAACTTCCAGAATAAAATCCAGTACCTGTTATATTAATAGTATCGCCTAATCCTCCTAATGAAATAAGTAATTGTCCACTAGTATAACTAGTTACTTCAAAATAAAATGTATACCATTGAGTATCATTAAATGGATCAGTTGGAGCTTCAAATGATAAAAATTGAGTATATAAAGAACCTCCAGTGCATGTTGCTGAGGTAGAGGAGTTAATAGTCCAATTACTAGTATGATTCCAAATATTATTATAATTAGAATATGGGGTATCTTTAGTAAATACATTTGTTATTTCTGCTTTACCTATAGTATAAGTTTGTAATTCATCTCCTTCAAATCTTATTTGATCACCAGAATTTATAACAAATGGTAAACAAGGAGCATATCCATCATCTGGATTATATGATTGATAAATTGGATTAGAAGGAGTATATAAAGGTAAAAGTTGAGTACTATTTATAATATTTTTAGGTGTTCCATCAAGTTGAGAACCTGTAACCCAATAATTAGCAATATTAATTGAAGCTGTAGCTGATGTAGCAGGTGGTGTTTGGGTTACTACAATATTTGTTTGTGGATAAAAAATTACTCTATAATAACTACTTGGATTAGTAAATCTAAATCTATATAAATGACCCGTTACTGGGGTGAATTTATCTTGAGGATACCAAGCATTAGTACTATTTGAAGTACCAGTATAAGGTCTAGTATTAAAAGGAGTATATGCTACCGTAAACCAAGATGATCCACCATCTTCAGATTTTTCTAAATATAGACCTAAATTATATTGATTATAACTAGGTGTTGTATATGGATTGGATAAGAAAAAAGTAGCACTAAGACCAAAACTTATTTGCACATTATTGCTACCACTAATTACTTCAAGCCAATTATTACCAGCATTGAGATGAATATATTGAGATGCTAAAGTAGTATAATTTAAATCTAAAATAATATCACCATTAAAATCTAATGTTTGTGAAGGTTGTGTAGTTGAGTATCTAGAAACATAATTAATAGGATTATTAGCTACTACAGAACCTGAATCACCAAAGAAAATTCCATTTTGAACATTATAACCACTACCAGTTTGTGTATATAAAATTGCTCTTGGAATAACTCCTGGTCTAATTACTGTTTTATTTCCTACAAATATTTTACTTCCATCTGGGTCTTCAACTATAATATTTGATTTATCATTTGTAATAAAATTATCTATTAAATTATAATAATATGAACCCGTTAAAGTTGGAGTTTGGATATTTCCATCTTTATCAATTAAATATATAATATGAGCAGCGGATTTATTTATTAATTCATATGATGTATCTGTTATATAATCAAAATAAGCAAAATATGTTTGAAGATCAGTTACACTTGGAGTTCCATTATTTATAATTAGATCTGAAGGGAAAGATATATTTGCTAGTTCTTTATTAGTTAATCCATTTTTAGATGGTAAATTAATACCAGCACTTGTTGTTCTTACTCCTTCATATCTAGGTAATCTATTAGCACTAGCATTATATAAATAATCATTTACTTCAGCAAATTGAGCTGTATTGTTTATAATTTGTTTTAAATTTGAGGGAACTGTTCCTCCATTATCATATAAAACTTCTCTATAAAAATTACTATAATCATTTTCACTATAATTATTCATTAATACATCACAATCACTATTTGCAAAATTTGATAGTAAATAAGGTTCAAGTACTACTGAGCTGGTTGAGGTTTGAGGAGCAACAGAATTAGTAACTATCCAAAATGTATTACTAAGTGAAATAGGTAAACTAAAACCTTTACCTTTAATTTCTAAATGATATTGGGAAGATGGATTTCCTATAAATGATGAATTTGTTAAACCTTTTAAAGTAAATGTTTTAGTATCACCAGAATTTAAAGTTACACTTTGAGTTTGAGCAATCGTAGAAAAATATGTTTCTGTTCCAACATATGTATTTTCTATAAAATTAAAATCAAAAATAACGGGTGATACATTTCCATTATATGCTGTAATTGAGGCTGTGTATTTTATATATATGTTTGGAGAAGGATAATCAAATGTATAATAATATGTATTAAAAGTTCCATTAGATATATTGTGTATATTCCAATTATCTAAATATTGTAATCCAGCTGATGCAGATGTTCCTGTAAAAGAGGCTGATAAAGAATAATTTAATATATTATCATCTCCGGGGACATATGTTGGATTAATAAATGTTTTAGATAATACAGCATATAAATAATATGTAGGATATTCAGATATATTTAATACTTTTAAATCAATAAGACCAACACCACTAGTATCATACCATCTAATATTAGTTAATTCTTGTAAAGATAATGTATTATCATTTCCTTCTTTATCAAATCTAGATATTTTAAGATATGTTATTTTTACATATTTAATGGTAAATGAAGGAACAGGAGGTATATTATATGTTATATCATCATCTTCTTTAAATAATAAAATACCACCATTAGGAGGTGATGTTAAATCATTTATAAAAACTCCAAACTGAGAAGTTCCTTGTACTGCTCCATCTAATCTATAAATAGAATATGGAAATACACTATAACTAGTAGGTACAGTACTTACTGTTAAAAATTGCTCACATTGAGCATCATTTAAATTTCCATTTGTTACTACATAATTTGAACCACTAAATTCTCCATCAATAAATTCCTCCATTGTATTATGTACATAAGGAACTGTTCCTAAAGGAGTAATATTTGAGCCTGACCAAGATTGAGTAACATTTACTATTAAGTCTACTGTGTAATCAGTGCCAGGTATAAAATTAGGCCATACTCCAGCTTGATTACCTGTTATTTCTTCTATTGGAAATGATTGCTCATCAGTAGAAGAAATATAAGTTCTTTGTCCATATGATTGAGTAGCAATACTACCTATTGAACCTGTTATTGTTATATCTTGTAACGACATTAGTATTGTATATTAATTGTTTTTGATGTTGGACTTCCTACAAAAGCGATTGTACTTTGTGTATTAGCTTTAGGTTGAGGATATCTATATCTTTCCAATAATGTTGGTTTAATTACTATACCTGAAGCTAATCCTGCTCTTGATGGAGTGAAATCTTTAATCATTTTAAATAATGAATTATCAAAGAATTTTATAAGTCTTATATAATCATTCAAATCATAATTATGAGTATATTTAGAGAAATAATAATCTCTTAACTTATTAAAATCAGGATAGTAATTTAACGAACCTGAAACTAATTGTCTTGGATCTCCAATATACGAACCTATATTGAAATATCCAAGTTGAGCTATAATATCATCGTTAATCTCATCTTGAGGTGAAAAAGCTGCCTCAACATAATTTATATCTTTAGTAAATGTTTCCGCAGCTGGAGAATTTTGTTGAATTGAAATATATGGAGATAAAGTACTACCTGAAGGTAAAACCATATCAACTATTCTAATTTTTTCGGATACTGAGTTTTGAATACCTGCTACGAATTGATTTTGGTATAATACTTCGGTATTAGGTTTAAATGCATAAGCGCCCTTTAAAGCATAAGTATATGCAGATCCAGTAAATGCAGGTATTAAAGATACTCCGGGATGAATTGAGGTTCTTGTTTGAGTACCTGATCCACTATTATCTAGCATAGTACCTAATGGTGCTCTAAAAAATAATTGGCTAAAAGCATCATTTATTCCTTCTATAGTATTTCCTTCAATAGAGTAAGGATTCATTACATAATCATCAAATTTTTTCTCTTTTAAAGCATTATAATAAAATCTTAATTCTTGAAATGATCCTGAAAATCCTTTATATGTTATTGGACCGATTGGAGTACTAGAAGCATCACTTAAAGTAAAATTACTACCTTTAAGTCCACTAGGAATCCAAGTTGATGATGGAGTAAAACTGCTTGATGCTTGAAATCCTAATTGACTACCGTCATATCCATTATATATGTTATTTTTAGCGTATAATGTTAATTTAGTATCATCACTATTTCTAATAATTAATACTGACCACCAACCACTATCAAAAAATGGTAAATATATACTAGCTGATTTAGTTGTATTTACTAAATCAGTATATATTAAATTAGCATATTGGTTATAATTATCAGGTATAGAACCACTATAACTAGCTGAGGTATATGCACTACCTGTGTATTTTAACCCCAAATGAAATATATTAGGTATAGTAGCTACAGTTTGTGTATACTGACTTGGTGAAGGTATTCCTGGGGTTTTAAATCTAAATTCTATAGTTTCCCAATTGGCTACACCTGCAAAATTAGGAGTACTTAATGTTACATCAACATATCCTGTTGTAGCATTAGTTGTAGTAAAAGTATAATTAAATTGATCTACAAAATTATCCCATGCTTGATTTTCATATGATTTACCACCAAATTCATTTATACGTAAAATAGTATCAGGAATACCATAAACGTTTACTAGCATTCTTAAACCTTCTGCTGTTCCTTTTTTCTTAAGTAACATTGGAAGATTATGATATATTCGTTTGTAAATTTCTTTATTAATATCATCTACGGGTTCTATTGAAGCAGTTGAAGATGCTGTTACATAAGTATTCACATACTCATATCCTGTAGGTGTAGGTAAAGAACCTGTAGTATAAGGTAAATTAAATAAATTACCAGTTGGAGTAATACCTAGTAGAGCTGAGTATAGATCATTTGATGAAAAATTATTTTGGTATATTTTAATTCCTAAATCACGAATAGCTTGTGCTACTATATCTTTAGAAATACCATAATTTAATCTATTATCTGCGTCAAATTTATTAGTAATATCTTTTAAATAAACCCAAACATTATCAAAATTTTGTCCAATCATTTGAGTAAATAATTGATATTGACTATTATTGGGATCATCTACTAAATAATTAGGTATAGTGTTAGTCAAAGCATTTACATTATCTTTATCATATAAAGAAGCAGATAAACTTTGAGTTGTAAACCAATTTAAAGCTATAGTTGAAGTAGTAGAAGCATTTATATATGGGTAAACAGAATTTATTTTAGGCCAAGATGTACTACCAGATTCATAATAAAGATAATATTCGTAACCATCAAAATTAGTTATAATATCATTTATTTTATTTTGCCATATAATTTGACTACCTGATGTATAATAATTGAAAAGACCTCCATTAGAATAACTAGCACTATAATTATATTGCTCAATTAATGATAATTTATAATAAAAATTTTCTAATCTAGTTTGAGCAGATGAAAAATGTACAAATTGAGAATAATCAGTATAATCTATATTAATCTCTATTCCTTTTTCAATTAAAATACTATTAATTTGATATAATAAACTACCTGATCCTAGTAATGAAGAATTTGATTGTAAATAATTTTGATTAATATAAGGAGTAGAATTATTTATTTGATCTTGAATATCTAAATTAAAATTAGGACCACTTATATAATTATATTGTTCTTCAGGTGAAAAAATAGTTGTTAACTCAATTTGATATGCTTGAGATTCTGCTATTTGTTCAACAATCCAACATTGTGAATTAAACGTAAATTCATCAGGTAATGCTTCATATAATTTGATTAAAACTGTAGGATCTGTAGGATTAGTATTATCTAAAGCTATATTATTAGCTATCACTAATTTATTATCTCCAAAATCTAAATAAAAATCTAAATAAGATCCTGAGGCATTAGCTATATCATTAGCAAATTGGGTTGTTAAATCAACTACATCTACATTAGAAATTTGAGTAGTATTTAATCTTAATTCTGTTCTATCTGAACTTATATCTTGAATATAAAAAGTACTTCCTACAGATGATGATAATTTTCTTTTTAAGAAATTATATATTGTATAATATTGACCTTCTGTATATCCTTGTAATTCTAGATCGTTTTGAGGATCAATTGTAATTAAATTGTCTCTAAGTCTATAATTAGGATAACCAGCAACATTACTAAATAAAATATTTTGATTTAAATCAAGAATAAAATACTCAATGTAATCCTCAGTAGAATCAAAAATTATATCTTGTTGAGTAAAATTAGATATAAGGGATTCATCTTTAGGAGTATAATTCTGTAGTTGAAGAGTATTTGGATCTACATTTTGTATATTAACTATTTTTTCCATTACTTTTGTTGTGAACCAGAAACAGTTAAATTAACTATTTGTTGATTGAGTTCTAAATTTGTTTGTTGAAGGAAATTTATTTCTTCTATTAAGGCTTGAATACTGTCATCTGTTACTGTAAAATTGATATATTCAGAACTTGTTTTTACAAGATATTCATGTGAATTAACTACTCCTTCTTTAGGAATTTGAAAAAATAATTGATTATAATATTGAAAAAATTCATCAACAGATATTGTTTGAGTAGTAGGAGTAGTTGAAGGTACAGTATTAGCTAATTGAGAAAATTTTGTATCTATAACTTTCTCGTATTGGTTTTTAGCATATACTTTTTTACTTAAATTAATAGTATCCATTATCCATTAATAATTTTAAAGTAATAATCATTATCTACTATTATAACTTGTCCATCATAAATAGTTTTAACTACAACTTTATAATATCTTTCTGGTTCTAATCCATTCATATAAAGTGTAAAATAGCTACTTATACTATCTTGACTTAATTTAGTGTATGTAGTATCAAAATCTATAACATATTCATTAGTATATAAATCTTGAATTGCATAATATGATTCTTCAGGTAAATAATAATTTTTAGTATAGAATGAAGAGGTTGCCCATATTCTAATAGGATATTCAGGTGTTGAGTATAATCTAAATCTATTTACACTATCTGGGTAAAATGTACCTGGGTTTTCATTTAAGCTAATAGTAAAAGGTTGTGTATTAATAGTTATTATACCTGATGATCCGGTATTAATTACACAATCGTTCCATTTAAATTCCAAACATGGAGGATAAATTGTATGAGTATCAATAGAAAAATACTTTATTTTAGGTTGGATATTTTCGTTATTAATAAATTCATCTTTTTGTTTAACAATAAATCCATCATTGTTGTATGATCCACTATACCAAGCATTTACTATATTAGTAGTATCTATATTAAGATCTTTATCATCATAAAACCCAAATGTTTGAGATCCACTTAATTCTCCATTTAATGATTGAGTTATATACCAAGTACCACCACCTACTGATACTGATGATGAATAAGATCCTGTAGTGCCTGGATTAAAAGTGCCTGTTGTCCAATTACTTCCACCATACTCATCTCTCCAATTCCAACTTGCTCCATTAGTAACTTCGGGTAAATAAGTAAATTTTCCTGTTCCCATATTCCATGATTGAGATACAGGATATACTTCAATTGTAGTATCTTGATTTAAACCACTTACGTCCGCAATAAAACATCTTAAATTTGATTGCCATTGAGATCCAGATATTTTATTATTAATAATATCTTGAATTTCATTTGAACTAAATTGAATTAAAAAACGACTTGCTTGTGGTGCAGGTGTTCCTATTGCTCCTACTTCTAAAGATGCTTCTAGTATTTCATCTAATCCTGTATTTTTATCAGGATACATTGAATACATTGTAGTGTCTTGTGTTGGGAATATTTTATATATAGCCATAGTTTATTTTTATAATGATACTACTCTTCCTTGAATATCAGCATTAGGGTATTTTACTTCAAAAATCATAGGATCCAATGATGGATAAATTACTCCATTTTTTGTTGCTCCAGATATATCATAAGCATAGTCTGAGTATCCTAAATTTGATCCTACAAAATTTGATATTTGTATGTTTTTAATTGTTTGAACTCCTTCTATTCTATCTAATACAGTATAAATATTTCTTAATATAATTGGTTGATTAATTTGCCAATTACTAGTATTAAAATATACTTGTAAAGCAGTTATACAATTTGTTAATACTTGATTACTATTAAAATTTGGTAATATTATAATATCAAAATTAACTCCAATATTAATAACAAAAGCATCTTTAATATTAATAGCATCATTTATCATTCTATATTGAGAAAGATAAGTTACTAAATTTTGCTTTAAAGCATATGATGCTTGTGTTAATTTTTTATTAATATCAAAAGTTAAAACATATAAATCTAATATACCCATAGATTCACCAGAAGATATACTTTGAGCTTTAGTTGGTTCAATATATGCTTTAGCTATTTCACCATATTTAGCAGGCATTGCTAATGCTCTAACTAAATAATCATCTTGAGTAACATTTCGTTGTTGTGATGCAAAATTAGCAGATGAATTTTGTCTAATTTCTTCAATTGAATCTCCATCACCTCCACCACTAGCTGCTGATGGGTTTGTAACTGCTAATGATGAAAAAATACTATTAGCTAAAGCTGAGTTGGAAGATAGATTTGGATTTAAGAAATTAATATTACCATTTAATGTAGTTAATGTATTAGCAGATACATTTGCTGTTACTCCTCCTCCGGTTAAATATCTAAATGTTAAAGTAGTATTTGAAGGAGCAATTCCATATGTTTTTGTATATAAGAAATTTGAAGGAGAATATGCTGTTGTAAGTTTAGTTTGTTCAAATGGTAAACCAATACCTACATTATCTGGATTGGGTACTATAACTTCGTCTGAATCTGCTACTGTTCCTGCACCAAATTGGATTTGTAATGTGTTTGAATTTCTTAAACGGGTAGTAAATCTATGTTGTACTTTTTTAAGTTTTAATAAATAAGGAGTATCTCCTTTATATTGAGATAAATTAGGATCATTAGTATTAGTATTTTTAATACTATCATAAATCATTTCTTGACCTAAATAATCTACTTCATACCAAGTATTTCCTTCGGTATCTATACAATCTAATATATCAATTAAATTATTGGCATTTATTTCTACTGTGTTAAATTTAATTGGGGAACCAAAAGTAAATGTAGTTGTATTAATAGTAGCCGATATAGCTTTACGAGTTTTTTTTAATAAAAACGATTGGGGATTATTTCCTGCTATTTCATAAATTGTTATATCTGTTGGATCAGCGGAACTTGAAACAGTAAAATCTACAGGATCTTGTACTAAAAAAGATATATTAGAAGTATTAGTTACTGTTGAGTTTGCTCCTATATATAAAGCATAATCAAAATCAGGAACAAAAGATCCTCCAGATGATTTAGCTGGAACTTGTTGGTAAAAATCTATATTAACTACTGCTACTCCTGTTACATTTGGTTTATAACCAAACATATATGCTAATTCAAATAAATTATTTGATTGGCGAGCAAATTGTAAATAGTTTTCTTGTACTTGATTATCTAAATAAAACGATAAAACATCACCAACATATGCTGCCATCTCCATAAACATCATTCCAGGAGAAGTAGGACTAAAATCGTTGTATGTTGTTGGAAAATAAGTTTTAGCATAGTCAATTAAACTAGCTCTATATTCACCAAAGCTTTTATTTATATATTTTATATTTTTATTTACAGCCATTATGAGAATGTTATTTGAACTTGATCTGTTATTCCTGTATCTACTATACTATAGTAAATTGATATTTCAATTGCATTAGTATCTGGGTATTGTAAAATATCTAGTTTACTTACTTTAATATTGGGGAAATAAGTGTTTATTAATTGTTGGATAGCATTTTTAAGATTACTTATATTATCTGTGGTTATATGTTCAAATATAAATTGTCTTAGGTTAGCACCAAAATCTACATTTAGATATCTTTCAGTTGTATTAGTTAATAAATAATTTAATAAATTATTCCTAATAGCATCTTGTGTTGTATATGTAGAAAAAAAAGTATTAGGAGCATTAAAAGGAAGTGATATACCAACCGCTGTTCCAGGTTGAGTATCTATAGGGAATATTTTTTTAGCTCCAAATGCCATTATTTACCTCCTATTAATCCCATTATTTGATCTAATCCTAATTGACCTGATGGTAAAGAACTACCTTCAGACATTGTATTTACAGGACCATTTACTCTAAATTCACCTGCAAATTCTGATTTAGGACCTTGAGCCATTTCACCTAAAATATCCATATATGCTTGTTTAGCATTTATTGGAGATTTAGGTACTTGATTTGATGTAAAATTTAAAGTTCTATCATCACTTACTTGGTAAGATTCTTTGATAGGTTGTTTATTAGAGCGAACTGCTTCAAGTAGAATATCTTTTAATTCATCTTGAATTGCTTCTTTAACTGCGTCTTTAATAAGTTTTTTTAGTATGTCAGTTTTCATCTATTATAAATATTTAATTAGTCAGCTTTTAAATTATTTGAGTCAATCAAAAGTTTAATTTCGTTAATTAATGTTTGAGTATCTGTAGAAAATGTAAGTGGGGTAGATAATAATATAATATTATTTTTATTTTTAGCTACTGCTTTTCTTCTATTTACTGTAGGTGAGTATGGTTCTTCTATTATTTCTAATATAAATCCATTGTATGTTTCTTGATTGTTATTTTGTTGAACTTCATTATTTATTTGTTCTAATTGTAACAATGTAGGAGCTAATGGAGTTAATTCTAAATTTTGATTAGTATTACATTTTTTTAAGACAGCATCTATTGAATTTAATATTGCTATTAATTTTAGTAATACTATATTTAATGTTGATATTGCTAAATTAGCAGATGCTAATACTCCTGCTGCTTTAGATAATTTTTCAGTAGCTACATCTTGAGCATCTTTTAAATCATTTAATGTTGATGTAACAATACCTGGGGTACCAGGGGGAGATGGAATAAATTTAACTGCTATAGAAGCTGCCTTTCTAGTTGTTTTTAATG